AAGAGTGCAAGGTATCAGACAAGGCAAGGGAGAGATTCCAGCGTCCGCCATATCAAGTCATGGACGTGGCGGGCTATATGGCAAAGAAATATGACATAAAAAGGGAGATGAGAGAGTGAAAGAGTTATTTGGCCGGTACAGACGTAACAGGCGTGAACTGGATTTGATAGCGGATCAGATTGACCGCTTGAATGAACGACTTGAGGATGTGCCGGAGGTAGCAGGGAAAGTTACAAAGTCAAGCAAAGACTTTCCGTACATAGAAGAGCATATGACTGTGCGGATGAAAGAACCGAAGGAGGCTACTCTGATTAAGGATAAGCTCCGGAAGAAAGAAAAAAGACAGAAGCAGCTTTCGCAGGAGATTACAAAGGTAGAGAACTTTATTGATGGTCTTCCAGAAGGAATTGAGAAGCAGATCATGGAGATGGTATACTTGGAGGGGATGAGTCAAACTGATACAGCGGAGATGCTAGGGTATACGCAGGCAAGGGTATCCCAGATTATAAGAAACACATTGAAAGATTTATAACATTTATAATTTAGATATGTTATAATTATTCTAGAGCAATTGGGACAAAGTTCTGGTTGCAACCATCACACAAACAGAAGATGCTCTGCACAAGTTGCAGGGCGTTTTCTTGTGCACTTTTCCGATATTACAAATATAGAACAAGTATTCTGTCATATAAACACCACCACACAAGACGGAAAATGACACGGAATGTTGATAATTGTCAGAATTTGGTATATTATTTAAAGAAAGCGTGGCGTTTTAGAAACTGGTTTGTGTGGAGGAAATTTGAAATGGAAGAAACAGTAAGTACAATTACGGTAGGTGTTATAACTGATTTAGCGAAAGATGGTATTAAGTATGTCTGTGAAAAACTGAATGACTATCGAAAAGAAATTAATGCTATGGATTCAATAGATTTTGGAGATGCATATGAAACTTATATAAAGACATCATATGAGAAAATAAGGAAAGTTAAAACTTTAATTTATAATAAAGAGCCGAGAGATCTGTATTCAATTTATGAATGTATAAATGTACGTAATAACGGAAATGAAATAAGTACTCAAAAGGTGAATAATCTTTTAGAACTTGGGCATAAGATTATTATAACAGGATTAGCAGGCATTGGGAAAACAACAATGTTAAAACATTTGTTTTTAAATACGATACATGAAACAGGATATATTCCTATTTTTGTAGAATTGAGAGGTTCTAATACAGAAGAAGTAAGTGATATAGACATATTGGAAATTATATACAAAAGTCTTGAAAATTGCGGATTTACTTTAGAGTATGAATATTTTGAATACAGTATGTCGATAGGTAAATATATTATTTTTTATGATGGTTTTGATGAGGTTAAAACAGAAATTGGATATAGCCTAGGGAAAAATATAAAAGATATAAGTACAAAATATCCAGATAATTATTATATTATTACATCAAGACCGTTAGAGCAATTTATTGGCTGGAATGATTTTTTAGAACTTGAGGGAATGAGTTTGAATAAGAAGCAAGCAATAAATTTAGTTTCTAAATTAGAATATGACAAGGTTGTAAAAGAAAAATTTATCAAAGCATTGGAAGAAGAGGGATTATTTGAAAAATATAGTTCATTTGCATCAAATCCATTACTGCTAAATATCATGTTAATGACATTTGATGAAAGAGCAACAATTCCAGATAAATTAAATGATTTTTATGAACAAGCTTTTGCGACGTTATTTAATGTGCATGATGGATCTAAAGATTGTTTCCGCAGAAATATAAAGACCAGTCTAGGGTGTGAGGATTTTAAACAGATATTTGCATATTTTTGTTTTAAATCTTATTTTAACAGTGATTTTAGATTTACAGAAAGTTCTGTTAGAACATACATTACTCAATCGAAACAAAAAATAGACCCACTTGCAATATGGACAACGGATGATTATTTGGATGATCTTATTCATGCGGTATGTATGCTGGTGAAAGATGGATTATATTATACATTCTCGCACAGATCTTTTCAGGAATATTTTGCAGCATTATATACAACAAAGTTATTAGATGATGTTCAGAGAAGGTTAATCCAAGGATGGCTGACAGAAAATAAAGGTTTCGCAGGAGATCCATATTTTTTAATGCTATATAATATGCAGGGAAATAAGTTTAATAGAATAGTGTTATGTCCGGGATTGAAAAAGATTAAAGAAAAATATCAAGATGGATTTAGCATTGCGTTGTTAGAAGACTTATTTAAAGAGATTGTTGTCAAAAAAATTGGAAACGGAAAGTATAGCACTCATGTTTTGATAAAAGATAATTACCTGTGTTCTATTCTAAGAATGACATGTTTGTTTAATAATTATGAATTTACTAATATAGATGAGAACGAAGATTATTTAAATTATTTGACTAATGATCGAAATCTAGACAAAAATGTTTCTATTACATTCGAAAAGATTAAATCGGATAATGCAGAAGAAATAGTAATTAATGGATTGAGATGGATTGAAGAGCAAATTAAATTCGGAATGAAAATATTAGACGAGTATGGTCAGAATGAACTTGGAGGAAAGCGGAAAGTTTCATCTATAATGGAGAATTTGTAAAGATTCAAATGTAATAATTTAACAAGGCACCCTACGGGGTGCTTTTCTTATGCAAAAATATGGATACGTAGCTTAGTTGGTGAGAGCATCCGGCTCATAACCGGGCGGTCGCAGGTTCAAGTCCTGCTGTATCCAGTAATAAAAAATAGATGGATTGGAAGGTGGTGAGCCCGAATGACAGAAAAACAGAAGATATTTGCAGATGAATACCTGATTGATCTGAATGCCACTCGGGCTTACCGGGTGGCTTATCCGTCTGTGAAGAAAGATGAAGCTGCCGCTGTAAATGGTAGTAAATTGCTAAGAAATACTAAGGTTCAAGAATACATTTCAGAACGTATGAAGGAACGCCAGCAGCGTACCGAAGTAACCCAGGACATGGTCATAAAAGAGTTGGCTGCTATTGCTTTTGCAAGGGTAACAGATTACGTTGAGATTCGGAGTAATGGGCTGTCGTGCAGTACAGTTATAATAAAGCCAACGACTGATTTATCAGATCAGCAGGTACGGGCAATTGCCGGAATCAAAGAGGGCGCCAACGGCATTGAGATTAAAATGAATGATAAGGAGAAGGCTCTGGAGCTTCTTGGACGACATTTAGGTATGTGGAATGATAAAATAAAGGTGGACGGAGAGATTACAACAAATAATCCATTTGAGGACCTGACAACAGAAGAATTAAAGAAGTTGGTTCGCGATGGATAGAAAACAGAAGATTATACAGGGAGCAAAGATAGAACTTGCAAGGCGTGAGTTCTTTTTTTATTGCCAGTTGAAGGCTCCGGATTTCTATAAAGATGATAGAGCATTTCTGATTGAATTGTGTGAAGGGTTACAAGAATTTATTGAATCAGATGAGGATGTTTGTGTTGTAAATATACCTCCCAGACATGGAAAGAGTAGAACCGCAGGCAATTTAGTAGAGTGGGTTTTGGGGAGGGATAACACAGAAAAAATTATGACAGGTTCTTACAATGAAACGCTTTCAACGATGTTTTCTAAGAATGTCCGGAACAGTATTCAAGAAGAAAAAGCGGATGAGAATAAGCCTGTATTTACAGATGTTTTTCCAGGAACAAGGATAAAGCATGGTGATGGCGCAATGAATCTATGGAGCTTAGAGGGTGGATATAATAACTATCTTGCGACTTCGCCAACTGGAACAGCAACGGGTTTTGGATGTAGTTTAATGATTATTGACGATTTAATCAAATCAGCACTGGAAGCTAATAATGCTACAATACTTGAAAACCACTGGACATGGTTTACAGATACAATGCTATCTCGCTTAGAGGAAGGCGGTAAGATTCTTGTTATTATGACCAGATGGCATAGTGCAGATTTAGCGGGAAGAGTACTGGAATGGTGTAAAGAAGCCGGAAAGAAGTATCGTCACATTAAAATGAGTGCGCTTCAGGATAAAGAAAAACAGATAATGCTTTGTCCGGAAATTCTAAGTTATGGATCCTATCAAGATAAGATTAGCGCTATGGGCGATGATATTGCAAGTGCGAACTATAACCAAGAACCGATAGATTTGAAAGGACAGCTGTATACGTCATTCAAAACGTATGATGATATTCCGCGAAACGAGAATGGGCATCCACTATTTACAGCTATTAGGAATTATACAGATACAGCGGATGAAGGCTCAGATTATCTTTGTAGTATTACATATGGTGTATATAACAGAGAAGCGTATATTCTTGAGATTATATATACGCAAAAACCAATGGAAGAAACAGAACCTATGGTTGCAAAGATGTTATTTGAGCATGGTGTCAATAAAGCAAAAATCGAATCAAATAATGGTGGTAAGGGCTTCGCAAGATCGGTAAGAGATATCTTGATGAAGCAATATCATAGTAACAAAACACATATAAAGTGGTTCCATCAATCAGAAAATAAAATGGCAAGGATTCTGTCCAATAGTACGTGGGTAATGAATCATATCTATTATCCAAAAAACTGGAAAGATCGTTGGCCAGAATACTATGATGCAATGATTCGGTATCAACGTGAAGGAAAGAATGCACATGATGATGGACCAGATGCTACAACCGGAGTAGCAGAGAATACGAGCCGATCCGGCGGTGTAACAGTGGGGTAAAGGTATGGAATTAGAGATTGCAAAAAAATTGATAAAAAAGTATACAGAAAATCATTCTAAGGTAATCCAGAATATTGAAATTGCCGAGAGGTATTATAAAAAAGATAATGATATTCGATATATGAAAAAGAAAGACGAGAAAGAAGCGGAGAACCCTCTAAGAAATTCAGATAATAAAATTCCAAGCAATTTCTATAAATTACTTGTGAATCAAAAAACAGCATACGCCTTTACTGAAAAAGTATCCTTTGATACAGGAGAAAAACAACTGAATGATTTAATAACAGAAGCCCTGGGGGATGCCTTTCAAAAAAAGTGTAAAAGTTTATGTGTGCAGGCTTCAAATGCTGCTGTTGGTTGGCTGCATTATTGGAGAGGAGATGATAAGAAATTTCATTATGCTGTTATTGAATCAAAACAGATCATACCTGTATGGACAAAAGATTTGGAGAAAGAATTATATGCGGTATTAAGAGTGTATTCTATGCTGGACGATAGAGACGGATCAGAGTATATTATTTACGAATATTGGACAGATACGCAGTGTGAGTCTTTCCGAAGAAAAGCAGACGATAGTTTAGAGGCGTTAGAATATTTTAATCAATACCTTATTATTGATGTTGACACTGGTGTGGAAGAATACCAATCGGTGTATGAGCATGGGTGTGGTGAGGTCCCTTTTATTTTTTTCAATAATAACGATGAGGGAATGAATGACCTGACTGATATTAAAGAGTTGATTGATGCTTACGATAAAGTATTTTCCGGTTTCTTGAATGATCTGGAGGATATACAGGAGCTAATTTTTATTATTACCAATTATGGTGGAGAGTCCGACAATGCATTGCAAATTTTGCAGGAAATGAAATCTAAGAAAGTGATTAATGTGGAGAGTGATGGTGCGGATGATAAATCTGGTATATCTACGCTTGCAATAGAAATTCCAGTAGAAGCACGTAAAGAAATGCTGACAATTACACGCAAGGCAATCTTTGAACAGGGGATGGGAATTGATCCGGATCCGCAGAACTTTGGAAATAGTTCAGGAGTTGCCCTTAAATTTTTATATTCTCTGTTAGAACTTAAAACCGGTTTTATGGAAACAGAGTTTAGGATTTCCTTTAATCGATTGATAAGGGCAATCTTAAGATTCTATGGGAAAACAGCGAAAATGCTGGACCAGCGTTGGACACGAACTTCTGTTGTGAATGAGGCAGAACGAGCAGACATTGCTCAGAAGAGCAAAAATGTTATTTCGGATGAGACAATTGTTCGCAATCATCCATGGGTAGAGAACTCAGAGTCAGAATTGAAAAAACTAAAAGCGCAAAGAGAAGCGTTAGCACCAACGTGGGACACAGCGCCGCCAGTAAAGGATGATGGAGATGGAGAAGGATAAGAATAGTGAATACTGGGAAAAGCGCATAGCTTCGGAGGCATGGAAAGTTTACAATTCTTTAGAGGAGAAGAATAAGGAACTGCTGCAATTTTACATTAACGCAAGCGAAAGCGTAAAGGATGAGCTTTATCGACTGGCTGAGAAGTACAGCAAGGATGGAGTTCTTTCTTTATCTGAAATGTATAAGCAGAACAGGCTCGCGGATCTGAATAAGAAGTATGAAAGCATTATCAAAGAGCTTGGACACACTACAGAAGAGTTTACGAAGAGGAATATGCAGCAAGGGTTTCAGGATGTCTATGAAAAGACTGCAAAGGGGATGGGAGATAATGATTTCTCAATGCCGAACAAGAAGCTGATGGAAAAGATGATGGAGACTCCGTGGCGTGGAGATAACTTTTCGGGGAGACTCTGGAAGAATCAGAAGAAACTTGTAGTTAGTCTGAATGATGTGCTTCTTACGGGCTTGCAACAGGGAAAGACAGTAACAGAGATTGCTATTGCGTTACATAATCGAATGGGGCAGGGCTTTAACGACTGTCATAGGCTTGTAAAGACAGAGAGCATGCACTATCTGAATAATGCGACTTTGCAAAGATATAAAGATGCGGGAGTAAGGTATATTCAGATATGGGCGGCACTGGATGAAAGAACGTGTAAAACCTGTGGGAGCTATCACGGAAAGATATATCCGATTGATAAATGTCCGGCAGTTCCTTTTCATGCAAACTGCAGATGTACGATTCTGCCGGTTACAGATGAAAAGATGATTTCGGAGTATGAGAAAGAAGATGTTGCGGAAGTCTCAAAAGATGATAGAATAAGAAGTATAAAAGAAGTTCAACAAGATATTGATTCGGCTCAGGCGGAAATAGATAAGATGGACGATGAAATTTCAAAGCTGCAAGATTCTATTCTCAGCAGAAGGAAAAAGAAAGAAATCAGTGATGAAGACGCATTGCTTAGAATCAAAGAATTAAAAGAAAAAATAAGAAACAGAGGGGCTGTTATTGAAAACCTAAAAAATGAATTGAAAAAGTTTGGAGGGGAGCAGAAAAAAGAAAAGTCAAATCTTATTAAAATGCTCGAAAAAGAGAAAATAGAGTTTAGAAAGGTTACAAAATATAGGAAAAAGGTAACCGAATCTGAAATTATTGATAATATTTCGGGCGGGGATAAGACAAAAGGTTCGTGTGCTTTTCTTCGTTTGGCTTATATTGGAAATAAGAACGGTTATCAATGTCTTGATTTTAGGGGAGGTATATCAAGAGATTGGTTTTCAAGTAAAGCCAATAAGTTAACCATGTGGAAAGAATTAGAAGTAAATGTGATTACAGAAGATTCTTTCAAGGGTTGCGTTTCTAATGGCAAGAAGATATTGTCAAATGTAGAAAAAGGAAAAGAGTATTATCTGTCTGTTGGCAAACATGCGGCTATTGTCAGAAAGACGGAAGGTGGCATTCTCCAGTATCTGGAATTGCAATCTTCAAAAGAAAACGGATGGAATGATTTTAGTGAAAATGTAAGAGATACCTTGTTGCAACGGTTTAAGTGTGGGAAACTTAATGGAAAGGCGTATTTGACAGATATAGGTCAATTAGATGGCAATGAAGAGTTTATAAAAGTACTTGGGTATATCAACACGTTGGAAGACGCACAGTTAAAGGGGGTAACCGGATATGTTAGGTAAATTTTACAAAGAGCATCCTGATGATATAATTTGGTGGAAGGACACCAGTGATAAAGACGGTGAATTTGTGTTTTCGTTTGATAAGAAAAAAGAATTTAACATGTTCAGAGACTATCCACATGAACTGAGTGCTGAGCAGAAAAAGATATTTGATAGAGAAAATCCTTTTTGGGCTGATTTCTTCAAGGATAGAGATTAGGAGTGATTTTGTGAATGATATGGTTCGTATACCGCCTCATGAAAAAGTGAAGTTGTTGAGAAAAGGAGAAAGGGTTTTGTGCTCTAAGTGTGTGGATGGAGTTATGGTTCCTGTTGGAGATTATAAAATGACAAATACATTTTATTGTGATAAATGCGGGCAACAAATAATAATTAATTAATTTACCACCAGTCATAACGACCGGTGGTATTTTCTTGCCTTTTCTTCCCTAAACCGATATAATTTAATTAGGTTGCTAATGTAGGGGATAGGAGGAAAAAGTATGAGAAAATGCACTAACTGTGGAAGAGAATGTAGAGATAATGAATATACATGTATCGACTGTGGTGGTATGACTTCAAAGGCTGATAGCGGTATGCAAAACAAATATGTAGCGCCGGTAGATGCAAAAGAACAAATTATTGATGATAAACTTCGTAGATTTATGAAGGAAAATGGTTTGGAGTCTTTGAATAAACAAGATGCTGAAAAAGCGAGAAATATTGCAAGACAGCTTTTGGGAAACAATTTGATACAGTTAGGGACAGCATTATCTTTTACAGGGAAAACAGAAGAGCTTGCTAAAATGAGCTATCTATCTGCATTAGTGGATCAGAATTGGATGATAATTAGCCAATTAGATAGGTTGAATAAGAATATTGAAAAATTAACTGAGAAATAACAAATGCCCACTTACTTCGGTAGGTGGGTATTCTTATGCGCTAAAATTTAATTTATAAAAATTTTATAATTATATTTTTTGCCTAACTAAATAGTGGTTTGGTTAAGTTAATATTTATATCGCGAAAAGCTGCACAGAATCTGAGAGAGCAGCAGAGGGATTTATAGTAAAAATAGTTGGCTGATTAAATTCCTGTTTAGTTAAGTAAGCACAAGACAGAGAGCGATTGAGCGGGGTTTACAAGATAGAAATAGGGTGATATGGTAATGGAAAACAAAGAATCGATGTGTGGTGAAGGCAAAAGAAAACCACCGATTACTCGGTGGCTTAGATTAAAGGATTATATCCGTTGTGTTTTCTCTTATGTCATTAATTAAAGCTTGATGCAGGCTTTTGGTGATTTGAGTGATTCGTTTTATCTCTTCAGTAGTTAAAGCAAAATCAAGACCAGCATAATCTAGTAACTCACAGGTGATTGAAAAAGCTTTTTCATTAGAAATTTGTTTTGGGGTTTGCCGGAGACGTTTCGTTCCGGATAAAAGCCACTTGTCTGTTTGACCAATGAGCTCATTAAACGGTATTTCAAAAGTATTTGAAATTTTTGTAAGCATTTCAATAGAGGGGGTTCGTTTTCCGCTTTCATAATGGGAATATGCCGCTCTGGAAGTTTTTAAAATTTCAGCCATTTGGTATTGAGTGAGATTCCTTTTTTCGCGTATGGACTTTAAATTGTCTGCTATATTAGATTTTTCCATAAAAAATACCTCCTTTTGTGAAAATTATAGCAGATATGATACAAAATGTAAATTAAAGCTTGACAAGGATACGAATATGAAATATCATGTGTAATAGATACGAAATGGAGCAAAAGAAAGGGGTGAAAGAATGAGTGTAGCAGTACATGTGAACGCTGACAAAATGTTAATTGCAATGGCAAAGAAACAATATAATTGTGCTGGACTTGCAAAAGCATCTGGAGTATCAAGGGCAACTATTTCTTACATAAGAAATGGAAAATCATGTAAACCGGATGTTGCAGGAAAACTTGCAACAGCACTAGGATTGTCAGTTGAAGAATTGATTGTAACAAAAAAAGAACAAACACAGTAACTTTGGCGAGTGCGTGTTTGTTCAGCAACTGGAAATAAGTGTTTTGCACTTGATTCCTAAGTGCATTGTAGCTTATTTCCTGAAAAAAGTCAAATTTTACAGGAAGGAAATGAATTACAATGAATGGAGTAGTGAAAATTCAAAATCAAGAAGTAGCAGTAAAGGAATATGGTGGTCAGAGAGTTATCACATTTAAAGATGTTGATTCGGTACATGATAGACCCGATGGAACTGCTGGGAGAAATTTTAGAGAAAACAGAGAGCGATTTATTGAAGGAGAAGATTATTTCAAAATTAGTGCCGACGAAATTCGTCGCAACAAAATAATGAACATATCAGAGAAAAATCATCAAGATATAGTTCTTCTCACAGAGTCAGGATATCTTATGCTAGTTAAATCTTTTACGGATGATTTGGCGTGGAAAGTGCAACGTCAATTGGTGAAATCATATTTTGCAGTACAGCAGATCGTATCCGGTGAATTAAGTCCGCAGCTCCAGCTCCTCATTAACATGGAAATGAAACAGAAAGAACATGACCAAAAGTTAGAGGAATTAGACAACAAAGTAGATTCCATCAAAGAAGTAGTTGCCCTTCGCCCGAATGCATGGCGCAAAGAGTCCAGTACTATCATCAATAAGATTGCCCAGAAATTAGGTGGATATGAACATATCAAGTTGATTAGAGAAGAGTCGTATAGAATCTTAGAGGAGCGTATGCACGTTGCCCTAGGTGTTCGACTCGCCAACAAGAAGAAAACAAATGCCTTAAATGGTATGTGCAAGTCAAAGTTGGACAAGCTGAATCAGTTGGATGTTATTGCTGATGATCCGAAATTAATCGAGGGGTACATAGCCATCATCAAAGAAATGGCAATCAAATACGGTATCTCAGTTGGGGAGGTGGCGTAGTATGAGAAGGAAGTATAATTTTAATATTTTACCAAAATATAGATACCCTAACTTAGTAGCCGAATTTATGGAAAGCGGATACAGTATATGTACCTTGTCAGAGCACATGGGGAACGGTAGGTGTAAAGAAGACGATGTAACTGTGAGAGAGAAAATATTTGGAAATAGAGAGATTCTTTCGACAGAAGCATTAGGATTAGCAAAATTGTTTGGATGCGAATTTGAATATTTGTTTTCAGATAAGTTAGAAATGTTTGATGATGTTCCGACTGCTTATATTCGCCACTATGATTCAAATAAGAAACAAGAGCAGGATATGGAATTATTTAAAATATCAGAAGAGGTAAGAAAGACGTTAAGGATGAAACCGTATTTAGGTGAATTTATGAAACAGGCCTTGACTTGGTCTGAAGAACAGGTTCATCAAGCAATAGAAATGTTACAAGAATTAAAAACAGCATAACGATAATCAGAACATCTATCAGAAATGGTAGGTGTTCTTTTTGTATAGTGAAAGGGGTGAGAATCAATGATTAGACAGCCAGAACCGGTGATAAGATCTGTATTGATGGTAAGCGGTTATCAGTAGAAAGGCGGTGATCCGAATATCTCCCAGCTCAGGGTTACGAGCGTACAAGCATCCGAGAGGATGCTATTTTTCTACTCTTTTTTACTGGTTGCAGAGAATAAAGAACAACGACAAATCCCACACCGAGAGAGTCGGAATATAAAATCTATGGAGGTAGAAACAAATGGAATGGTTACAGAAAATTATTGCGGGTGCAGAGATTAAGGATGGAGCTTTGGATGTAGAGAGCTTGGTTGGAGCAATCAAGAAAGAGATTCCGAGCCATTTTGTCCCGAAAGAGGATTTCAATGCAAAAGTAAAAGAACTTGGGGCGGCAAATGATACGATCAAAGATTTAAAGAAGAACAACGCAGATAACGCAGACCTTCAAACACGAATTTCAGAGCATGAAACAACAATTGTAAATCTGCAGAAAGAAAATGCCGATTTAAAGAAAACATACGCGCTGAAAACTGCGTTATCAAAGGAGGGCTGCAAGGATCCAGATTACCTGATTTATAAGCAGGGAGGTCTTGAAAAATTTACATTTGACAAGGACGGAAATCCAATTGGGGTGAAAGAGCTTGTTGAGCCAATGAAAGCAGATAATCCGCTGTTGTTCCCGACAGGCGGTAAAGAGTCTCACTATACTCCACAAGGAGGCGGCGGAGCAGTGAAAAACCCATTTTTAGCAGATTCATTTAATCTGACAGAACAGGGGAAAATGCTTCGTGAAAACCCAGAGCAGGCGAGAGCAATGGCGGCAGCCGCAGGAGTAGAATTATAAGAGTAGAAAGGTTAAAAAGGTGAAATCATGGCAGGAGTTACATTTTCAGATGTAATTGTACCGGAGTTATTTACTCCGTATGTAATTAAGAAAACAATGGAAAAATCATCGCTGTTTCAGTCAGGAATTGTGGCAAACAGCACAGAGTTTGACGGATTGGCGTCGCAAGCATCCCCGTTAGTGAATATGCCATTTTTTGAGGATTTGACAGGGGAATCAGAGCCGGTGATTGAAGGAGAGGATTTAACAGCAGATGGTATTAAATCTAAGCAGGACGTAGCAGCAATTATCCGTAGAGCTAAGATGTGGAGTGCGACTGATTTGTCAGCAGCACTGGCAGGAAAGGATCCAATGGAAGCAATTGCATCTCTGGTAGCGGGCTTTTGGGCGCGTGATATGCAGAAAGAGTTAGTTGCAATTCTGAAGGGGGTATTCGGGACTATTAAAGGAGTGTCCGAAACAGAATGGACAAGTGATACAACGCTTCTGGCGTCCAATATTATGGATATTTCTGGACAGAGCGGGAATGCGGCAAAATGGAGCGGAGCTGCTTTTATTGATGCGGAACAGTGCTTGGGTGATGCTAAAACATTGCTTACGGGCGTATGTATGCACAGTGCAGTGGAAGCAGCATTAAAGAAACAAAATCTTATCGAAACTGTTCAGCCATCCAACGATGTAGCATTTGGTTTATATCAGGGCAAGCGAGTTATTGTGGATGATGGATGTCCATACACTGGTTCTGGCGCAAATATGGTATTTTCTACATACCTGTTTGGAGAAGGAGCCATTGCGTTAGGTAATGGTTCTCCGGTTGGCTTTGTTCCAACAGAAACAGACCGAGATAAGAAAAAAGGCTCTGGTGTAGATTATCTGATTAACAGAAGAACTTCTATTTTGCATCCGCGTGGAGTCGCATTTACGAATAAAGCGGTGAAGAGTTCCAAAGAAGGACCAACAAGACTGGAACTTGCAGATCCTAAGAACTGGAAGCCGGTATATGAACCGAAACAGATTCGCATTGTGGAATTCAGACATAAAATTTAGGAGAGAGCGGAGTAATCCAGCTCTCTTTTAGGAGGAATGTAATATGGATGAGGAAAAAGTATTTGCCAGTTTGATCAAAAGACCGGGGATAGGTGACAGTGTAGAGGTGCTGAAAGATATGGTTCACGATAGTGTAATCGACATGAGAAACTATTTGAATTTTTCTGATTCCGAGTCTCTTCCAGAAGGTGTGCTGCCAGCTGTAAAGGAGCTGGTGCTGATCCGGTTTAATCGAGATGGCGCAGAGGGGATTTCCAGTGAGTCTCAGAGCTTCGGTGGAAGCACAACCTACAGTGACGCGCTTCCAGATCATGTGAGGCGAATTATTCGCAAATATCGTAAATTACCGAGGTGATTAAATGTCTATTAACAGAGATATGAAAAAGTATGTGCTGGAACGCAAAGAAACCACGCGTACTCCGTCTGGTGCTTCGCGTGAAGAATGGAGGCGCGTGAAAGAAATCATGGTAGCAGTGTATGAAAAGAACGATATGCGGGTTGTGTCGTCTGAAAAGTACATGAAATCTACGCATTCCGGTCTTACTCATTGTAAAGAGATAAAAGCGGATGAATACCGGTTGATTCGCAACGGAACTGTATATGAGATTACAGACTGTAATACGGAAGGACGATTAACAAATCTCTTGTTAAAGGTGGTGGAGTAATGCCGGATAATGAGGAGTTTATTAGGAGCATGGAAAATGCCACGTTAAAAATGGTGATGGATATGTCCCAAAAGATGGATAAAGCGTGTTTAGTTGTGGAATCACAGGCAAAGCAGAACTGCCCAGTTGATATCGGTATATTAAGAGCATCCATTACAAGTGAAACAGAGGTAACAGCAAGCGAAATCGTGGGGCGTGTTGGAACCAATGAAGAATATGGTCCGTATGTCCATAATGGAACCGGGATATATGCAAAAGACGGGAATGGTCGTAAGACTCCGTGGGGCTATACGGTTCGTGCTGGAAAGCATAAAGGCTTTCGCTGGACAAAGGGGCAACGTCCGCAGCCATTTTTAGAAAATGCGAAACTGGAGAAGAAATCAACAGTGGAAAGGATATTGGGTGATTAAGATGATGGAAACAGATATCAAGCAATATATCGAAGAGAAGATTCCAGAGTTAAAGGAGCGTTTGTTCCCTGTATTAACTACGGACATTTCCAAACTGAGTGTGGTGTATTTGTTTACAGATATCAGCTCTGACCATGTAAAGGAGAGCCAACTGACATTAAATGTCATATGTTCAGATTATGATGAGTGCATGGAGGTACACCAGAAGCTGAAAGAGATTCTTGCTATGGAATCGGATCGGGCATTTGTGAAATATCAAGATACCTATTTCCATTCGGAGTTGTCTTCCGGTGGCGGCGCACTTTTTAATGATGATCTGCAAATGTGGGAAATAAGTAAATATTATATTTTAAATTGGAGGTAATGACTATGGCAGGAACAGAAAAACATGACAAAAATGAAATTTTATTAGGTGCCGGTGAAGTGTATATGTATGAATTTGATGGAACTGAGATTCCAGAGGATTCGGTGATTGAGACAGAGGATCACAACGTAGGACATTGCCAGGGTGGATTCACAATCGACTACAAACCGACAAAGTATGATGTTGTAAATCAGTATGACAAGGTTGTGAAATCTTTCATTACGAAAGAAGAAATCACAGCGAAGACAGGAATTTTGTCTTGGGCGCTTGATAAATTGAAAATGTTGTCTACTGGTGAATATGTGGTAGATAAGGTGAAGAAAATTCGTACTCTGTTATTTACGGGTAAAGGAAAATCTATTTCCACCGTGCTCTTTCGGTTTGTGCACGAAAAAGAGAATGGGAAGAAGATCCGGTTCACTATGATTGGGCAGGGTGGAAGTGGTTTTGCTCTTGAGTTTGCTTCCAAAGAGCTGACAATCAATGCGGAGATTTCTGCAATTCAGAAACTGGATGGATTCCTTGCGAAGTTCGAGGAAGAGCTGACAGACGAAGAGGCAGCGGCGATTACTGAATAGGAAGGAGATTATGAAATGTTAGACTTAGATCAATATATGAATCATTCTATGGAAATGAAAGTTTTCGGAAAGAAGCTTGAGGTTTTGGAGCCGAGTTTTGAAATGCTGATGAAAGTAGACGAGCTGGAAAAAGACCTGACGAGTGAGAACTTACACGAAAGGCGGTTAAAGACCGCTGAGCTCTTTTTGAACCATAATAAGCAGGGCGTGAAGATTTCTCAGAACGATATTAAAAAGCTTCCGTTTGAAGCGGTTTCCCGTTTGATCGCAGAAGTAAGCGCCATGAGATATGAAGCCGACCAGAACCCAAACTCAGGATCCCAATCCCAGGCGGAGAAGTAGGACGAGCAATTGTTGAGAAATATTTTCCGATGGAAGATTGGGAAAGGGCATATAATCTAAATACAGCGATTATTAAGAGAATAAGTGAGTATGCAAGGCTTAGTTTCAAAGAGGTCATGCAGCTCCCTTATTCTTATTTTTTGCTGTTAAACCGTGAAAGCTGGATTGACAGCTACAATTCTTCCGTGGAAGGAAGAAAAATATTAAAAGAATTATGGACGTTGCAACAGACCGGAGCAGATCTGGAAGCAGTGCATGCTTTTCAAAATAGGAAGGAGGGAGCGTAAGTGGCCGGAGGCATTAAATTAGCACCGCTTTTAACAGAAATGAAAGTGGATATTGCAAGCTTTAAAAGTGATATGTCCAAAGCGGCGGCTCTCGGTGTATCAGAGGCTGATAAGATCAGCAAGCAAATGTCAAAGACGGCAAAGGTTGGGGAGACCTTATCAAAAACCGGAGCGGCGTTGACAAAGGGGCTTACTGTCCCTCTTGCAGGCGCTGCTATTGCAACAACTAAGATGGCGGTAGACTTTGAAAGTAGTTTCGCAAAGGTGAGTACACTACTGGATGATACGGTCGTAGATTTCGATAATTATAAAGATTCCCTGATTGCAGGATCTAACGAAACGAAAGTTGCGGTTGATGAATATTCGGAAGCAGTATATCAAGCTATTTCTGCCGGTGTTGATCAGACAAAGGCGGTAAGCTTTACTACAGATGCTATGAAACTGGCGAAAGGCGGTTTTACTTCTGGGGCTTCAGCAGTGGATATTATGACCACCGCTATTAACGGATACAATTTGAAAGCAGAGGATGCAACAAAGATATCCGATATGCTGATCACAACGCAGAATTTGGGTAAAATGTTTTGCTCCCTTATCAGGAAACTGGTAAGTGAACAGAGGGTTAAAATTGGAAAGCTAAGTGTTAAAAATATTGTTGTTGCCTAGATTATGAGTTATAGTTTGGTACATTCTCGGTATTATGAATTGAAAAGAAAAGGCCTAGAAATCAATACTTACAACATATTAACATATGCTAATCAATTACCACTTAATAGGGAAACTTATTAAAGGTTTAGAGACTAGATAAAGTAGGCTAAGCAAGGCACTCTTAGGAGTGCTTTTTGTATGCAAAAATATCCAAGAAATCCTCAACCCTAACGTAAAGGCGAGGGTTAAGATATAGTCCAACTCTAGGAGAAATCCTAGTTCACGGATAAAGAGCCGTGACAGTGAAGGAAGAAAACTACAGTTGATGAGCTCAGCCAGAGCATGGGTAAGGTTATCCCGATTGCAAACTCTGTGAATTTTGGAATGGATGAGTTGTCAGCATCCTATGCACAGCTTACCAAAAACGGTATTGCGACCGCAGAATCTGGAACTTATCTGAAACAGATGTTATCTGAGCTTGGAAAAACCGGAAGTGATGCAGACAAGGCACTCAGGGAAATGACCGGCAAAGGTTTTGCTGATCTTAAGAAAGAGGGTGTTGCCACAGCAGACATCCTGAATATGATGAGTCGGTACGCTGAGCAGAACGATATGACTCTGAAAGATATGTTTGGCTCTGTAGAAGCTGGTTCAGCAGCGTTGGTTTTGGCGAAAGGAAATGGGCAGGAATACAATGAAATGCTGGCGGCTATGAATACAAGTGCAGGAGCAACACAGGAAGCATTTGAAAAAATGGATGCGACTCCTGCGGAACAGCTGAAAGGTGCATTGAATGAACTTAGAAATTCAGGTGTGAAATTCGGCGCTGCTTTTGTACCGGTCATAACAAAAGTAAGTGATGTACTGTCAGATGCAGCAGACGCTTTCTCCGGGTTATCAGAAGAACAACAGGAGAATGTTGTGAAATGGGGAATGGTTTTAGCCGCAGTTGGTCCGGTTATGCAGGTGACAGGTGGTGCAATTACCACATATACAAAACTTGCCAGTGTGATAGGCGGTGTTACAAAGGCAACGGGAACAGTAGGGAGCTCTTACGGTCTGATAGGAAGTTTCAGCGGTCTTCTCGGAACATGTGCTCCGGTAGCAGCAGGAGTAGCGCTTGTTGGTACTGGTCTGTATGCAATTCACGAAAACTCACAGTTGATGAACAGAAGTGTGATTGAGTCTAAAGAAGAGTTGTCTTTGATGGAACAGGCACTTGCGAAGCTACAGGGGGTAGAAGTAAAGTCACGTGAAGAGTTGGAAGAACTTGGACTTGTGCATAAAGAATTTAGTGATGAGCTCAGCCCGGAATTTCAGAAGGCAGTTGAGAATTCTACTGAGAAGTTGCAGGAGTTTAGTGTATTCTTGCGAGAAATGGGCTTTGATGATGTCATAGATCAGCAGGAGAGTGATGAGTTTACTCAGCGCGTGAACGAGATGTGTGACGAGGCAATCAGTACGGTTCAGAGTAAGAAAGAAGAGTCACAGGCTGCGTTAAAAGAGCTCTTTGTAGCAGACGATCAGGTGATTGATGAGAGTGAGCAGAAAGTGCTTGAAATCTTGTCTACTTCTAGTGATAAACAGGTGGAAGAAATAACAACCTTGCAGGGAGAAATTCTTGCGATTAAACAAAATGCTGTGAACGAAGGACGAGCACTGAACGAGCAAGAGATTGCCGATATTGAGTCAAAAAATGCACGTATAAGGCAAATCGAACTGGAAGCTCTAGGAGGTACTCAGGAAGAAATCGAGTATGCAAAAAATGAGTTTAATGCAAGGATTGAAACAATGGATGCGGAGTCTGCTTCAAAGCTATTGCAGGAAAAGGCTAAGATTAGGGAAGATGAAATTGTGCAAATCAAGGCGGCTTACGATACTCAAATTGATTTACTGAAAAGCAAGGCTGAAGAGTGCACAGGAGCAGAAAAGGAAGAATTAGAAAAACAGATACAGAATCTTGAAGAAGATAAACAAAAAAAGATAGATTCACAGAACGATCTATGGGATGAGTATCTTAACATCGTGAAAGAAAAGAACCCGGAAATCTTAGATGTGATCAACAAATATAATGGCGAGATCCTTACGCAGGAAGATGTTCAGAGTCAGAAGTTTTTAGAACAATTACAAGGTCGTTATGATGGACTCGATACCATTACAGAGAGCGGATGTTATCGGATGTACAACAAAGTTACTGGTACTATGAGTGATGTCGCTGTAAGCATAGATGAAAGTACTGGAGAAATAATAGGAATATACGATGCCACTAATAATGAAGTGGCTGGGTATACAACAGATATGGCAGAAGCAACAAAGAAAATGGCAGATAGTGAAGAAGGGTCTTATGAACAAATTATAAGTGCTCAGATGAGATTTGATGAGGAATCTGGAAATATAGTACTCGCAAATGGAGAAGTTGTAGGCTCAATGGAAGAAGTTACTAAGGCAACTGATGGAACCCGTACCGGTATCGTAAAAATTAATGGTACACCTTATAACATTAAGGTCAATAAAGACGGTACGATATCTGCTCTCAATGCGGTGAATATTGCTGCAGATAATGCGGCAAGAGCCAGAAAGATTACTTTTTCAGTAGGAGTTAATATTGGCTCTTCGGTCAATTCCGCTTTGCAAAACGTAAAAGCAGGATTAGCCGGCTCTTATTTTAACGGTCTTGATAATGTTCCTTATGATGGGTTCCGAGCGGTACTCCATAAGGGAGAGCGCGTATTGACTGCAGAGGAAAACAAAAGTTATTCTTCCGGAAGAGATCTGACGGATTATAGTGCTATCAAAAAAATTGTCAGAAACGAGCTAAGTAACATTGTAATCGAATTAAACGACAGGGAAATGGGGCGTGCATATTCACGATATGCTGCTGAGAGGGGGTAAAATGTGGAATTATATTATTTAAACAGCGAAGGGGAAAAATTGGATTTCACAAAGCCTCCGTATGTTCCCAGAGACATATCAGAGTTGTTGGATTATGAATGGGGCTATGAATCAGAAGGCGATGGTATAACTGGTTTCACGAAAGAAATGGCAGAGTTATCCATTGTCCTTAATGTGTTCGCCGATGACGAAGAGACTTACCCAAAAGCATGTGATCGGCTTTTTACTATAACAGAGAAGGATGTTATTAAAAATGCAAAAGGGCGGCTCTATTATAATGGCCAGTATGTATTGTGTAACTTGATAGGAAGTACGAAAAAAGACTGGTGTATGGGTGTTAGTTTCCATCTGTGCTATATGCGCTTGATTACAGACCGCCCGGTTTGGATCAAGGAACGAAAGTATGAATTTGTAAAGTCTATAGACGGGAAAATCAGTTCTCCATATCTCGATTATCCGCATGACTATCCATATGATTATATGGGAACTGTAAAAGGAACTGGAAACATTATCAATGGCGGTCTACAAGCGTGTGATTTTAAGTGGATTATATATGGACCGTGTACCAACCCTCGAATCCTGATCGACGGGAACCCGTACGAAGTAAAAACGGTAGTGTCTGATAGGGAATACCTGACGATAGATTCTAGGGAAAACACTGTTGTAAGAACAAGACTGAATGGTTTTAATGTGAATGAGTTCAATAACCGGCAGAAAGAACCATCTATATTTACAAGGATTCCAGTAGGAAATAGTAATATTACATGGGACGGTAACTTTGGACACGACTTGATCTTGTTTATGGAACGTAGCGAACCCGAAAGAGGTGATATGGCGTGATTGTAGCAAATGAAAAAGGCTGCGAGTTGGGTGTGTTGAAAAATTACAAGGAAGTAGAGTTTTCTGTCGGTGCCGAAAATGACTTTGTAATCACTCTGAAATCACAGGCAGTAAATAAAGAATTTTTGTGGTATGAGTCCCAGGTGTTTATTCCTGGGACAGAATTTGGAGGCATTGTAAAAGACATTATCAGTCTTACCAAATCGAAAACTGTAAAGTTTATGGGAGATACTTGGCGAGGAATGTTAAGTAAAAAAATCATATCTCCCCCATCCGGACAAGATTATTTGACCGTTAGCGGAGAATTGAATGAAGTTATAAGAAAGATGTTAAAAGAGCATTTTGGAGATTGGTTTGTAGTGCCGGAAGAGAGTACAGAGGTTACGGTGAAGTACCAGTTTAACAGGTATGTAACTCTGTTGGATGGCTTAACCTCATTATTGGAATCCGTTAATTACAAACTCAGCATTAAGTACATTCAAGGCGCTCCGGGAGAAGCAGGATACGTGGAAGTATCTGCAGCACCGATAAACAACTATTCTGAAGAGGAAGAGTATAGTCAAGACTGTAATATAAAAATGACTGTACGCGATTACCGTCGAGGGATAAACCATTTGATATGTCTTGGCGAAGGCGAGCTGAAAGATCGGATTCGAGTCGACTTGTATATCCAAAAAGATGGCAGTATTGGTAAGACACAATACTATAAAGGGCTTGAAGAAAGAACAGATGTGTATGATTACTCATCTGCAGATGTTGCAGAGTTAGAAGAAGGCGGAGAGAAGCGACTGAAAGAGCTTGCTGATTACAAAGAATTTGATATGAACATTGAAAAAGCTAACTTAGAGCTTGGTGATATCGTATCAGGAAGAGACCATATAACCGGTCTTTATGTTGTGAAACCAGTTATACAAAAAATTTTAAAAATCAGTACAGGGAAAGAACGTATTGATTATAAACTGAAAGGAGATTAAAAGATGGAGATAGTAACAGGCCATAGAGGCACTCCACATGTAACACCATATAAAGTTCGTGATTTCAATATTGGAATAGTTGGTGCTGAAGATTATGTTATGAATGGTGGAAGTGAATTAGAGGCTCAGCTGGTGAGTAATAACCGGATAGACATCAAAGATGGTAGTATCTGTATGCAGGGTACGCATGCGGTCATACCTAAAAATATAAATGATGAATTAACTATCGAAAACGGAATGCAAGGAGAAAAGAGAATAGACCTTATTGTAGCACGCTATGAAAAAGTATCTGATAGTGGAGTGGAAAGCGTGAATACAGTTGTGCTGCAAGGAACTCCGAGCAAAGAATCACCGATAGTGCCGGGACATGTGGTTGGAGATATCCGAAATGGAGATTTGAAACATGAGATGCCACTATACGAGGTGGAACTGGATGGAATTAACGTTGTAGAGGTTCGTCCGGTGTTTAAAAAAATTGTAAGTGCAGCAGAACAACAGAAAATGATTGAGTTGCTAAATGGCAAATCTATTATTGAATCCGGTAAAAACGACAATGGTTATTACCGAAAATATGCAGATGGAACATTGGAAATGTGGGGAACGAGTAACGCAATAGGTTCTCAAGGCGTAGTTATTGTAACACTTCCACAACCTTTCATAGATACTGTTTTTAGGATGTGTGCGAATCAGATATATCATTCAAACACTCCTGTATCTGTTACGTCTACGCAGGTTCAAAGCAAACAATCTTTCCTTATCTACGCAAGAGAGCCTAACGGAACACTGCCGGCATCCGGTTGCAAATATAATTGGTTTGTTACTGGAACATGGAAATAGAGTACTTAAAAGGTATAAAATTCAAGGTGGCAGGCTTAACATTAGATTGAACTTCTAAGACTATCGTTTCTCCCTTGCACACTGGAAAAGATGCCGATGCTACACCACCATCCTTAATCTGCAATCGAGTAATACGGTTATTGATTTTAATATAGTAATTAGCATTTCCTGCGCTCGCCGCTGCAACATATATTTGTAAGATGCCTGATGTCTTGGCGGTATAGGGCAGAGTTATTGTTTCCGGCTCACCAAAGCCAGAAATCTTATTGCCATTTAGTAAGTGGGAGAAAATGTAACTCGTCAACCAAGAGCCAATGCAGGCTCTTATTTTATTGCCTTGCCGGTGGCAGACCGGCAGAAAGGAGTAATATGAAAATTATATTCAACGATGCCACGGAAATTACCGTGCAGCAATTTATTGTTTATGGCGACTATGTCACTATTAAAACAGTATCTGCAACTCCAGAAGAATTACGTGCCATTTTCGAGGATGAAACAAAAACAAAGAAGATGTACACAGAAGAAAGAGGAGTCAGAAGTGAACCGTACGAAGGCTATACGCATTTTGAGTGTACACATGAATTTATCGGAAAAATATACGGTGTCACGATGTACCGACCGGAAAGAACTCCGGAAGCACAGACGGAAGTGAGAGAGGCTGCAATCATGGTAGCGAAGATACAGGCGGAAAATTTTCCGGAAGAGCAGGCATTACAGGTTAAAGCTCTGTACGATTTATGGAGTGGAGAAGAAGTAACATATAAGGCAGGTAAGTACCTTACATACAAAGGTATTTTGTACAAGGTACTCCAAGATCATACATCACAGCCAGACTGGACACCGGACACCGCTTCCAGTCTCTACGCAAAGGTACTTACAGATCCATCTGGAAGCGTATTGCCTTGGGAGCAGCCACAAAGCACCAATCCATATAAAAAAGGAGATCGAGTAACCCACGAGGGAAAAACTTGGGAGTCTTTGGTGGATAGTAATGTCTGGGAACCGGGAGCGGTTGGAACGGAAAGCCTATGGAAAGAAGTAAAAGAGGAGTAAAAGAGGGGTAAAAGAGGAGTAGAAGTACATGCAAGAAATCATTATGGATGTTCTATCAGTAGCTATGCCTACAGTACTGGGCTATATTGTGTGGATACTAAAGACGCAAAAGAAAGACCGAGACGCAAACAGCAAAGGGACAATGTTATTATTACGAGTTCAGCTCATAGAATACCACGAGAAGTGGACGGAAAGAGGGTACATCACCAAACACGGTCTGGAAAATTTCTTGGAGATGTATAAAGCATATCATGAGCTTGGAGGAAATGGCATGGTGACAAAGTTATTAGAAGAAATTAAGAAATTACCAATTAAAGATTAAAGGAGAAGAAATTACCAATTAAAGATTAAAGGAGAAGAAATTATGAGTATGGAATTATTAATGCAGTATGTAATGTATATGCTAGCAGGTATCGGAGTACTTGCCTTTTTTGTAAGCGTAGTAGTACAAGTGGTGAAAGAAATGCCTGGATTGAATAAGATCCAGACGAACGTAGTTGCACTTGCGGCATCGATTGTGATTACGCCGATTGCCGTGGTTATTTTATGTATGTATTTTGGAATTGTGATTACGTGGCAATATGTTTTCGCATCTATATTAGCAGCATTTGTGGTATATCTCGTATCAACCGGCGGTTGGGAAAAGGTTTCGGAAATGTGGAATAGAAGTAAATACAATAAGAAAAATCAGTTGTAGAGGGCGAGCAATCGCCCTCTTTCATATTATAGGGAAAAAGGAGAATTATCATGGCAAAAGTATTTCTTAGCGCCGGCCACGGCGGTAGTGATCCGGGAGCAGTAGCTTACGGAATGAAAGAGAAAGACATTAACCTGCAGATCATGCTTGCATGTCATAATGAGCTGGTAAGACATGGAGTGACAGTAGTATGCAGCAGAACTAAGGACGAAAACGATCCTGTATCGCAGGAAGTAAAAGAGGCGAATGCGTGCGGAGCTTCTGTAGCAGTTTCTTTCCATACAAATGCCGGAAAGGGTG